CCAGTTTCAATTTTTGAACCATCAACAAAAGTAGTATCACTACCTGTATTAAATGTAACTCCGTTAGTTGTGTTAATTACAAAATCACTAACACTAAATGAAGCACTACCTGTTTCTTGGTTTACATAAAATAAATCACCAACTCTAAAGTCGCCTTTGTGGTCAACTGAGTTGTAACGTATTTGTGCATCGTTAGTTTCAATTACTTCTTGTGCTTGTACTACAGTTGAAGGATCATTAGTAACTGCTTTACCATTGCCAATATATGCAAGGTTGTGTCCAATAGCATAAACTAATACACCTGGGCCATCACCTACTAAACCATTGTTACCATAAACACTAGCACTACCAATCATGCGTATTTCAGCACCAAAGTCTCTTAAATCTAAACTTTCAATAGCAGTAGCAGATGCGCCACCACTTGATGATATGCTTAACGGAGTAAAGTCAAATCCTAATAAGCCTGTATCTTTTCCATTAATAACAAGCGTGTCGCTATTTTCGACACTGTTAATTACTTTAGTAACTACTGTTGAATTATCTGTAGATGTAAATGTAATTGTTTCGCCGCCAGCAAATGTTCCTGAAATACCACTTAATCTAATACGTGTTTTACCTTCGCCTTTTAAACCATCGTTACTATCAAATGCGTATAATGATCTATTTGCAAAATATGTAAATGAGTTTAGCCATTCTATTCTAGCACCGTTTGTTGCTGTAAGTGCATCAACACCCGGAGTAATAAACGTTGCAGAATGAAATAACATTGCCGCTTCTTTAGAATTTATAGTTGCATATGCACCGTCTACATATACACCCTTACCTGCATCTCCTGCATCAAAGCCTCTTGGGTCACTTGAACTAGTTACACTACCTTTTGTAATTACTGATACATTTTTAATGTATGGTGAACGACTAGTTACTTCAAAGTCTGTAGCAAAGCGGAAAGCATATCCGTTGTCTGGGAATGTTCTATTACCGCCATTGCAACTAAACACAATATCTTTAATAAATGTAGTTGTTCCTACACCTGCATCTGGTCCTGCGTGTGTAATTACTAATTGTCCAGTTCCGTGCGTATATACAGCATTACTAATTGCATAGTCGTTGCCGCCAAATGTTATTGTTCCACCGCTTACGTATGCGTGTGCAAATGGTGCGGTTCCAACATTTAAAGTTGCAGATCCTGCGCTTGCCGCTGTTGTGTCATGGAATGCTCCGCCACTATAAAAATCACTAACTGTTAAATCTTCAATAGTTGTTTGGCCATTAAGTAAAAATGCATCATTGTAACGTGTTGCTGTTGTTGGTTTTACTGTTACACCACGTATGCCTTGACCTTTAACTGTAACTCCTGTTGGAACAGTTAATGGAAATAGTTCTGTGTATATACCTGGATATACATGAATTGTATCTCCTGAACTTGAAACACTAAGTGCTTTACTGATACTTGCAAAAGGATCTTGTTGATGCGTTCCTGTATGTGTATCATCGCCATTTTCTGCAACATAAAAAATGTTACCCTGACGTAGTGTTAAGTCAACTCCGTCAACAACAATAGTTCCAGTATTAATACCATTAGTTACAATATTGTCTACCCAAACATCAGCCCAACGTTTTGCACCAAGGTTAACTTGAACTACGTTGTAAGTTCCGTCTAAAATGCTAGGTGCTGATACTGATGCTTGTCTTGAACCAGTCCAAACACTAGTAGTTGTAACTTTGTGTAATGTTCCTGATGTAGATTGTAATGCTAATAGTAAACTATCTGAAATATTTGCTGTAGTGTTAACAACGTCATCTGCCCAAGCAGTGCCACTTGCAGGTACGTTAAGTGTTCCAGTACCTCCACTAATAGTAATTGTAATATCACCTAATGCAAAGTTGCCAGCAGTTTGTGTATACTCTGTACCCTTGTAACCTAAATTGTAAGTATTATCTAAATCTGGTATAATATTTGATGCTACATCTGCATTGAAAGTAATGCTGTCAGTGTCTGCGTCACCAAGTACAATGTTTCCATCTGCTGTAATATTTCCAGTAGCATGTATGTTTCCGTCCACTTCCATGTTTGAATAAACATGTACTTCACCTGTTCCGTTTGGACGTAATTCTAAGTTTGAATTTGATGTGTTTGTGCTAATAACGTTGCCTTCAACGTCAATATCATCTACACGTAATTTGTTGTTGTAAACAATGTTGTCTACTGTACCTAAGTATAGGTATTGGTTGTCGCTCCAAATAGTATTACCTAGTACATTGATATCACCAATGTCTGCTCTATTTGTAACTCTTATATCTGTTGTACGTGTTGTACCTGTGATGTCTAGCTCGTATTGAGGTGTTGCGTTTTTGATACCGATGCGTTGATTGTTTACATCAAGATATAATAAATCCGTCTCAAATGCTAAATCTATGCCGTTACGCAATAAATTCGACTTTAAGAGCGGACCGCTAATACGACCGATGGCGCTCATCTTTTCTCCTCAATACGGGGATCCTGTCCCTCTACCCTAATTTTCAGCTCGCGCTCTTTGCCGGATAACCACAGTTAGTCCTGCTCAGCTTGCAGATATGTTGGTCCACAATGGTCTTGCTTTGCATTAATAGTATTTATACGTTTAAGATAAAAGGGCTTTGTTACCCAAAGATAATGGTATATTCCAAAAGCAAGTCGTTAAACTCTGTTGGAGTAATTGGTGGGTTAGGACCCATTGAAGTAAGGTACGTGTTGCCGTCCCAAGTTTCAAGTATTTGAGTGTCAGTGTTGTATCTTGTGTCACCTACTGGTATTGGATTTGTTGCTGGATCAGGCTGTGTTGCTGTGCCACCAAACGGAATAACTACACCACTTGTACCAGTAAATTTAGTATAACCAAATCCTGAACTTACTAAATTAACAACACCTTTGTTAGTATTATTTTTAATAGTATTTCCAACAATTGATATATTGTTTAGTATTACTTCTCCGCTTCCGTTACGTGCTAATTCTAAATCACTATTAGAAACGTTTGTAGTAATTGTTGAATCGTTAATAAACACATCGTCTACTTGTAAGCCGTTTAATGTAATTCCTGTGCTATCTATAACACCAGAGCTTACACTATTTGCAGTAAACAATATAGTATCATTTGTAGGATGTGCAAGTACACTAGTTAATCTATCGGAAGAATAAACACCATTAAATGTTACTGTATTTTGTGTAGTTCCTTCAAACAAATTATCGTCAGTATTAAAACGTATTGCTCCAGGAGTTCCTTGGTCTGCTATTATTGATGCGCCTGAATCGTATATAGTTGATTCAGAATCAAATACAGTTGACGCTGTGCCGCCACTTAGTATAGATGAATTGTTATCAGCTGAACCACCATCTAATATGCTTCCTGTATCTAGTATACGTTGAGCTGATGTTCCTCTTGGTATTAGTAGAGCAGTAGTAGATGTAATGTTTAAGTTTTCTGTTGGTGCAAAAGTAATTGCTGAATTAACAGTTGATATATTGTTATCTAAAATATCTAGTTCTTGAAGGTATACACTACCTGTACCATTTGTACGTAATTCTAAATCACTATTTGAATTAGTAGTTGTAATAACATTATCAAAGAATTGTACGTCTGTACTTAATTCAATAACTTCTAATGAAACATTATCGTCTACTGCAACAGCATCAACATTAAATGAACCTATATTTAAATTTTTATCAATATGTAGGTCTTCATTAAATAATATTTCGCCTGTGCCAGCGGCTCGTAAATCTAAATTACTGTTAGATAAAGTAGTTTGTAATACATTGCCTTCTATCTTTACATCATCAAATTGGAAAGCTCTATCTGTAGCAAGAGAACTAATATTTAAATTACCAGTAAGATTGTAATCTCCTGTTTGTATTCTATCACCAACGTGTGTAAGTGTTCCTGTAATATTTGTATTAGCAAGAGCAGTTGTACCGTTAACTGTTAAGTTCTGTGAAAGTATAACATTATTTGATGCTACTGTAACATCACCTGTAGCACGTAATTGTAAATCACTATTAGATACTTTAGTACTAATATAGTTTTCATTAATTTCAATATTACTATCAGTTATAACAAGCTCATCAAGTACTAATGATTGGTTAATTGAAATATCATTAGTTGCTATACTAGCGGCAAATAAGTCTTGTGTAACTCGCATGTTGGTGCCGTCGATAAGAACTTCGCCTGTGCCTGAAGCACGTAAATCTAAATTATTATTACCTATAGTTGTTGTAATAACATTGTCACTAATATTAACATCGGTAAGTTGTACATCTCCTTGGAAGTCAACTTGTCCGGTAACATCTAAATTACCAACCTGTGTATATTGTGAAGGAATACTTACAACTTCAGTATCACCTACTTTTCGAATTGTAAAATAAAAATTAGGCCCGTCAACATCGACTAGAGTGCCTTGAACATATGTGGCTCCGCCAATATTAATCTCAGGAACATTGCCTCCTGCATTATATGTTATACCGTCATATACAGCAGAACTATTTCCGTCAATAGCACCAAAATTCCTCCAGTGATTTACATTTCGTTCGTATATAAAGCCCTTTAAGCGTGTTTCTTCGTTGGTTATTGTTCTAGTACCTACATGTGTTAAACCACCGCTTAGAGACGTTGTACGTAGGTCTGTGACACCACTAACAGTGGTATTATTAGTCACTTCTACGTTTGCAGTTGGTACATATATTCTGTTTGTTGATCTTAAATCAAGGTCAGTATCTACTGCGGAAGTAGTAATAACATTAGTATCAATATTGATACTGTCGATATCCAAACTGCCACCAATAGCCAAATTTCCTGTTTGTACATTATCACCTACATGTGTTAGGGTTGAATTAATTGTAGTATCGTCTAGTGTTGTTACTCCACTAACTGTTAGATCGTTAGTAATAGAAACATTATTTGTATCAGCAACAACATTGCCAGTTGCTCCTAATAATAAATTGCCTGTGGTAGTTGTAATAAAGTTATCTTCAATATAAACATTATCAACTGTAAGTTCGCCGTTCAGTGTAAGACTATTGCCTACAAACGTTGTTCTATCACCTGTATGATTTAAAGTTCCAGTAATATTAGTGCTGGCTATTACGCTAAGTCCTGCTACTGTAAGGTCTTGTCCAAACACAACATCAGTTCCGGTAACTCTAACTTCGTCGTCGGCATTTAGTATTAAATTAGAATCTGTTGATGTTGCACTAATATTATTATCATTTATTTCAACATTACCAATATTAGCATTATCTGTAGTAACGTTAAGTGTTATATTAGCATTTGTAGTCTGTATATTATCAGCACTAACATTGTCTGTTACATTAACATTATCTTGTAAGTTAACAATACCTGTTCCTGCCGCACGTAATTCTAAATCTGCATCACTTGTAGTTGTTGTGATAAAATTGTTATCAATTAATATTTCTTCAAGCTGAACGTTACCGTCTACATCAAGTGTACTTGTTACGTTTAAATCTTCTGATATATTAGTATTGCCAGTTTGGTTCGTAGTACCTACATGTGTTACAGTACCTGTGATATTTGTATTAGCAAGGGTAGCAAGGCCATTAACATTTAAATTATTTGTAACATTTACATCGTTACTAGGAACAAGAACTTTACCTGTGCCATTAGCACGTAGCTCTAGGTCTGCGTTCGATACATTTGTTTCAATAACATTATCATAAATGCTTATGTCACCAACTTCCATTCTTGATAAGTGTGCTATAAGCCACTTGTTATTAAATGATCCTAAACTAAAAGTTAAGTTTTGATGTGGATTGAAATTTTGTTGTAGTTCTGCATTGAATACTAGTGCGTCACCTAGTTCGTTACCTTTAACATTTAATGCACCACCATAACTAAAGTTACCTGTAATATCAACATCGCCTGTAACATTTGTATTATCATTAAGATTTATTTTACCTGCCGATTCAATAATTAAATCGCCCACATCAGTTTGAATAATATTATTTTGTATTCTTAAGTTTCCGGTATCTATAAAAGCACCGTCAATTACTGTTGTGCTTGTACCTGTGTTAATTCTTAACGCATTAAATTGATTGACTGATAAATCATCAATACTAATTGTTGTATTACCTGTTTCAAAGTCAACAAAGAAGTTGTCGCCAATTCTAAAAGAGCCACCTTGATCAGTTGTAACAAAATGAATTTTACCTGAGTTCAATTCAGTAATTTCATTTGTTTGTATAACCCTACTAGGGTCGTTGTCAACAAACTTACCTGCACCAATGTATGCCATGTTGTGCTGTATAAGATACATTAATGTATCAGCGCCATCACATTCAGCACCTTTAGTACCGTATACGTTTGCTGAACCTATAGAACGTAATTCTGCACCATAGTTTGTAGTTCCATATGCTGTTCTTCCTGTAGATCCTCTAACTGCATACATACCTCTTTTTGCAAAGTATGTAAACGAGTTAAGCCATTCTACTCTAACACCATTTGTCATTGTTAGTGCATCTGCATTTGGTGTTATAAATGTTGCACTATGAAATAGCATACTGCCTTCGATACTAGCACTATTTAGATCAGCACCATCTACTAGTGCGCCTTTACCAGCATCACCTTGTGCAAAACCTCTTGGATCACTTGCGCTTGTTACGCTACCTTTTGTAATTACTGCTACATCTTTTATGTAAGGACTTCTATTTGTAATTACAGCATCAGGAGCAAATCTAAATGCATGTCCTGTATTATTTGTACTGTTGTAGTAAAAGTCTTTGATAGTAACTTCTGTAATTGTAGAACTATCATTTAGTAAGAAGATATCTTTATCATTAGTACCTGCTGTAGGTTTAATAATAACATTTCTTATATCATTACCTAAAATACTAACATTGTCAGGAACTTCTAACGGACATATTTCTTCATATTCGCCTGGATACATAAACACAGTTACAGGACCTGTTGTACTTGCATCACAACGATCAAGTGCTTCTTTAAGAGTCAGTAACGGTGCTTGTGGATGATCTCCTGTGTATGTATCGTTACCACCTTTGGCAACATAAAATATATTTCCTTGTCTTGAATCAAGAAATACATTTCCTACATTAACTAGTCCTGTAGTAATTAACTGTCCGTTAACTAATTCAGTATGTAAAGTGTTCCAGTTATATCCTGTACTACCTAGTGTGTAAGTATCTGTTGTATCAGGAATAATGTCATCAGCAGTATCTGCGTTAAGATCTATACTATCTGTATTTGCATCACCAAATGTAATATTGCCGTCAAATGTAACATTACCTTGTGCATGTATATCACCAAATACTTCTAAATTAGATTTAATATCTAATTCACCTGTACCATTAAATTTTAAATCAATGTCAGTATTTGTGTCTTTAGTAAGTATGTAATTATCACTAATATAAAACTGTTCTGTTTCTAAATTAGACAGTTGTATATGTTCACCAGCATCTAAATAAATTGCTTGGTTATTAATAGCATCAATATTGTTGCCGATAATTGTAAAGTTAGCAACACCTGCATTACTTGTAGTTGATAATAAATCAGTTGTTTGAATAGTTTGAGATACTTGTAGTTCGTTAGCAACTGCTTCTAAGTCTACACCAATACGACCGTTTGCTACATCAACTTTTAGAAGTGTAGTATCACTGTTGGTGTTTTTAAAACTTAAATTGGCTTGGGTTCCGTTGGCAATGCCTTGCCTTAAAAGGTTTTCCTCTAATAACGGACCGGATATTCTACCTACTTGTGCCACTCAATAATCTCCCTGACACAGTATTTATTGAATTTACTTATCGAAGTTATGTATTACTGTTACAGGTTTGCCTGCATCAACTGGTGATGCAAATTGTAAATAATAACCTGCTGTTTTTCCTGCTGGATTTTGTACAAGTGTGTAGTTTGTAATAGGTAATTGAAAGACGTTTTCAGCAAATACTAAAACGTTTTGTGCCGCGGCTGGTACAGGATAAAAAGGGTCTCCGCTATTAAGTGGACCAAATACTGTTTCACTTGCATCACCGTTACCTAAGTTTTGTATAGTAATAGGTGCATAAGCTGATGGAGCCGCGTTTCTTATACCGTTCCATTCGTTTGCTTCATACACTTCAAATCTGTTATCATCAGTGTTATAACGCATATGTCCGTTTTTTGGATTTTGCGGACGATCTTCTGTACGGCCTTTTGGAACCATAACTACGTTTTCACTGTCAAGAATAATTTCTTTATCAACAGCGGTCATATGTATGCCTCTGTTGTTTCTAATAAACCTGTTAGCGGTTGTTTGTCTTCTAACGTATCTCATTATACCGGTATGTAACTTACTGTTGCAGTAATATTAGTTGGAGATGTAGTTGAACATCTTACAATATCACCTGGTGCTAAAATCAACTTCTCACTGTCCATTGAAAATGTTTCGCCTGCTGGAATAGGAATATTATTTAAAATCATATTTCCGTCTCCTGCGGCAATACCGCCTGGACACACATGTACATCTAAGTATGTGTCGCCGCCGTCTGTGTAGAGTTCTAACTCTGGGTTTTGCGCTGTATTACAGAACATAATAGTCGTAACAGCGAATCCACCTAGATTGTAGTTAGGGTCGCTAGATGAGCTAGGAACTGTTAGTATGTCTGTAAAGCTACCGCCAATTTGTGTATTAACTATTGCCATTTTTGTTCCTTTATAATATCATCGAAAACAGTAGTGCCTTCTTTTTACTTACCAATTCATCTTGCACTGATCCGCCATTGATGAAATATAAGCTAGAGCCTGCCGCACCTTCTGCTTTACTGTATAATTTAATACCATCTCCTGGAGCATCCGGATTGGCTGTATCCGCATCTACACCAAAGTTTGGTATACCTCCGCCGCCTGTTCCATCATCATCTTGATATGGACCTTGTGGAATATACAAAACGTCATTGATTTGTACATTACCCGTTCCAGGTGCGCTTAAAACTAAATCTGCATTACTTGATGTAGTTTCGATTGTTGTGTCTTGAATTCTTAAATGCTGTAGCTCTGCTCTGTTATTAAAGAACTTTGCCGCTGGTGTATTATCAATAGTAAATTCAATAGCACTTTCGTCTATTGCAAATGCATCACTATCATGTACAACAACAAACGTGTCTAATGATTCAATTTTGTTTTGGAATTTACCAACAAAGAAGCCATCTACATAATCAACAACACCTTTTGCATTTACTAATGTATCATGTTGATTTGCTTTTAATACTGGGTTAACAGTAAAGTCAACTAATGAACCGTCATACTCAAATATTTGTTTTTCATAATCTGTACAACCTTCTACAGTAACAATACCAGTACCGTCATTAATTAATTTAAGATCAGCACCGCCTGTTTGTATTCTTGATGTTCTAAGATCAACTATAGTTCCTGTTGACGGACTACCTGTTCTACCTATGAATACTGGATCAGCAAGTCCTTGCTCATCGTATACCCAAAATGCATCACTTCCACCTCTGTCAATTTGTATACCTGCAACATCACCTTCGGAGTTGTTTACTACTCCTCCTGACACGCCGCCTTGGTTTACTGTAACAAACGGATCATCTACTACAAGAGTAGAACTATTGATAATAGTTTGATCACCATCAACTTCTAAGTCGCCAATGATTTTTACTTTACCATCAGTGCCTGGATCGAGTCTAATCTCTCCACCGTCAGTGACTGAAATTTTATAGTCGCCATCTATATTTAAAAACTTTGACATCTATAGCTTTCCTGTTAATATTAATACATTGGTTGTAGAATCATTATCTAAATGCCAAGTATATTCTTTGTTTGTAAAGTCATTCATAATGTTGTTGACTATTGAAGCAATATACACAAACGCTGAACTGTTTAATACAAATCCAAGAATAGACATTTCATTGTCTAGTAATTGTTCTGTATGTTTGTTAACTAATTCACACACGCCTTGATTTCCTTCTCCGTCTTCAACTTTAAACTTTGTATTGCTAAGTTGCTCTAAAACAGCACCATGAGGAACTGCTTCAGAGCTTCCAATTTTTACTGAAACAACCAGGTCTTTTAGATTCTTTAAAAGTTCCCAAAAAACATTTACTGGATGTCCCATTACACTAGTCCTTATGCGTCTTCTGTGAAGTCGTCGTCATCAGTACCAATTAGTGTGTTATCGTCACCAGCTTCTTCAACTTGTGCCGCTCCATCTGCTGTAGATGCCGCAAAGTTCCATGGAACACTTTTTCCATCATAAGCGTTTGCGCCTGTTGCACTTGGTGCTGACAATGTTGCTTTACGTCCAGAAATTTTACTTACTGTGTATGTTTCTTCATCATCCATTTTGAATGATATTGACATTTCACCTGCCGCTAATGCCGCTGGTAATTTATCAGTTGTTAGTACACAAGTAAATTCGCCGCCTGTGCCAATTTCTTCACATACAAATTTCTTTGAAGCTTTTTGCTTTACAATATAACCTTCTTTAACTGCTGTGCCGTTATGAAAGTTTACTTTGATTTCAGATCCGCCTGCTGTAGGTTCGCTGAATAATCTTTTATTAAGTGGTCTTCCCATTTTTTTTCTCCTATTTAAGTAGTCCTATGCCCGTTCTATGAGCTACGCTGTGGGTTAAACAGCATAAGTCCGCCTTGCGGCACACTATTTGACATATGTATTTATCATAAAAGAAAAAAGCTCGACACAATTAAGTATCGAGCTTTAAATAAAAGTGATAGGTTGGACTTCAGAATACCAACAATGCGGTTAACAGTCTGTCTGTTTTTCCCGCAAACCTCGCATCAAACAGTTACGTTCGAAAATACATCTCCATGTCTCCACAGTCATGCAATGCCACTACAGCTACTCGTCAAGTTCGGTGCCTGTAACACCTCTTCCTTGCACTATCTAAGTTACACCGTCGTCTAACTTATGTACTTAATATAACAAACTATTAAGCAGAAGTCAACCTCTTTTTTAATAAAAAGTTAACTTTTTTTATGTGGTGCTGTTTAATGATTTGTTGAAAGCACCAAAGCGTGTAATTATCCATAACACTCTCCTCGTTAAAGGGTTAAGTGCGTTCCTTCGCTTATGCTACTCCCGGCCTATTGGCTGAACGTAATATTATTTATTAAAACTTATACTTAAGAGTAGCTTTAATACTGTCATCGCGTTCAGTTGTTACACCTGTCCATACACTTGTATTAGTAACATCTGTATGATAGTAGAATCCTGTTTCTACAGGTCCTGCTGTATGTACTACACCAAGATATGTACCATCAGTTCCAAGGTCATCATTTAATACTTTATGTGCTGTAAACATTACTTCTTTAGAATAGTTGTACATAACACCAAAGTCAACACGATCATCTTTTGCTAATCCTGTATTTTTGTCGTCCCATACTTCAACACCAAATCCTACCGGAATGCCATATCTACGCAATACTTGCGAACCTACAGCAACACCTTGTTGATTTAATTCATTGTTAGTGATGTTATTTTTATTACCAATTTGCATGTATGATAGTTCTGCATAACCTGCTAAACTTACAGTACCACCTAAGTATATTGTACTTGCTTCTGCATCATAACCTACAGCAAAACCAAATGGTAGATCTCTTTTTAGTCTATGTTCATCAAAGTCAAATTCATTATTGTTGTTCCATCCGCCAAAAGTAAGTACGATCTTTTCGTTATGATCAATTCTACTATTAGCTTCTGTAATAATAAGTGGTAAACCAATTTTAGCTGTCTTAGCAAATCCTAATCTTTGTGCATCTGTTTCGCCTACATAAAGTCTAGTATTTCCTAAACCAACACCAATTTGTTTTTCAACAATAGTATTGTTTAATGTTGTGTCTAATGAATATTGAGAATCAAATCTAGTACTTGCTCCTGCCCAATCAATAGGACCGTCTAGTTCAGATTGTAGTCCTACAAACACTTCTGCTCGTGTATCAAAATCTGAATCGTAAGTATCTGGGTCGTAAAATACTTCAATGTTTCCGTTAACAAACATTCCTGTTGGTAACGTTGGTGCTGACTTTTCTAAATCAGTAACTCTTTCTTCAAGAGTCTTTGTGTCTGCAAATGCTTGAAATGATATCAAAGCGAAAAGAGCAGACAGAATAACTATAGTCCGTTTCATTTTTATTTTCCTTTCGAAAATAGTTAGGGGTTTCTTCTGCGGTATTTAACCATATACCGAATGGTTAGCCATAAAAAAAGGGCGACCTAAGCCGCCCTTTAGTATAGTTAAAAACTATATTCTGCTTACGAGAATGATAAGTTGTTGCTATTCACTTCAACTTTTTCAACGTAATCAGCCGCGTTACCTAAAGATGACGCTGTGTTGTTTAACTCAACATATCCGTATCTAGTCATAAATGATACAACTGGTTCGAATGAAGTTGGGTCTAGTACAACACCTGAGCTCATTAGCGGAATGTATGGGCAATAGAATGCTGCCGCATCTGATTCACTTGAGCCTTTGTAGCCAACTAGTACATCGTCGTCTGCCGCATATGTATTAACATAGATCTTCATAGCATTGTTTAATGTACCAACCATTTTAGTATTAGTTGGTGCTTCAAACGTACCTTCAGTTGTTCTTGCAAACGCTGAAGTTGTTGCTGATTGAAGGACAGTTAAAATTGCTGGAGAAACAACAGCCCAGTTACCTGCGCCTCTACGTGTTCTTTGTGCAATTCTGTTTGCCGCTCTATTAATTAATACAGCTAATGCCGCATGTTCGTCACCGACGAATGTTGCAGTACCACTTACACCAGCTTGGTTGTAAGTATCAGTACCTGTACCTGCTAATGATGCTAATGAAGTTAATACTTCTTGATCAATCTCAGCTGTAATCTCTTGTGCAAGAGCTGCCATGATTTCTGCTTCAACATCAATACCGTGTTGTGACTGCGCATCTTGTGCAGATTCAAACGTCCAGCGAGCTGACAATTTACGTGTCTTAGCTTCTACTGTTTGTTTTAGAATCTGAATGCTTAGTCTGTTACCAGCAACACCTTCTTTTGATGCTGTTGGATCTGCTTTACCATTTGCATTACCTGAATAGCCTTCAGCAATTTTGAATGGGCTTAAAGCCTCTTCGCCTGCTGCCGCTGATCCGCCTGCTGTACCTGTAAAGGCATCAGCGTAACGTACTCGTAATGTGTGGATTTGACCCACTGGTCCTGTCATAGGCTGAACACCAACGATCTCGTTCGCGATCACAGTTGGCATTACACGTCTAATAACTGGTAAAATAACTCTATTTAGAGTTGCTACGTTGCCTGCAGAAGTTGCACCTGCTGTTGCACTCTCTGACAAATACTTTCTAGTATTCTCAAGTGTTGCTTCCATAACAGATTTCTTATTTCCTGTTAATCCTTCAACTAGTGCACCTTTGGTCTCCTGCCAGCGACTTTCTAGTAGTTCTGACATTTCATATCTCCTTAAATTATATTCCAGCTAAACGCACAATGTCTACAACATTTCTGTTGAATTGTTCTGCGTCTGCTTGTCTACTAACGTTAGTTTGTGAACTTTGTTCACGGTTGCCTGTAACTTCTTTGCCTTCTGATAAAATTGCCTTTTTGGCTGGAGTATTCCCGTCTATTACTGCCGGTAGGTACTTGTCAAACGCAGAACGTAGTTTTGCTGTTTGTACAGATTCCAGTAAGTCTGTCATAATCTCTTTCTGGTCTTTTGATAAAGGTCCAGTAAGTTCATTAAGTACGTCTTTTCTTTCTGCCGCTTCTACTAAACGCTTCTTCTCAGTTGCCTGAGATTCTGCTAATGCTTTAGCTTTAGTTGCAAATGTTTTTGCTTCACTAATTTGCTTATCTTTCATAGCGATAACATTAATTAGTTTTGCGGTTTCTGACGCTTCATTTAGGTAGCTTCCTGCGTATTCTGAAGCAAATGCTTCAAACAGTTTACGCCCAAAATCGTTTCTTCGTGCTTCTTCAATATCTTCTTTAAGTTGTCCAATTTCTCCTTTAAGAGCTTTGTCAACTGTTTCTGATACTGCTTTAGCACTTCTTTCAACAAAGTTAGTTTTAACTTTCTTGAAGTGTTCTTTAGCTTCACGTACTAAACGTACTTTAGTTTCTGCTAAATCTTTTTTGTCTTCGTTAAACTCTGCAAGTTCTTTTGCAAGTGCTTCTACAACAAATTCTTCTAGCTTGCCGAAGTTAACCGCCATTGCTTTTTGATCTTCATGTAGCTCACCAACTTCTTTAGTTAGTTGCTCCATAACAAATCCTTTTAGTTTCTCTGCGTTTTCACGCTGAGCAACTGCATATTTTGCACGGGCTTCTGCTAATTGTTTACGGTCATCCGCAAACTCAGCAATTTCTTCTGCTAAACGTTCTGATACAAGAGTATCAATGGCTTCAACCATTGTACCTTTGTCATGCTCATATTTCTTGGCAAATTCTTCACGTAGCTCTGATGTTACTTGCTGGCGATTCTCTTTGATCTTCGCGTCCCAAGCTTCTTGAATTTCGTTGCGCACTTCTTCCGTAACTACATCGTTTTCGAAAAGTGTTTTTAGTGCATCCAACATATTATTTTCTCCTCGTTATTGGAGTTTGCTAATGATATTCACTAGCGATTCCTTTAGATACTTTTGTGCCTTTGGGTCTTGTTTTGTTGCCTGTGCCATTTCGTATGCCTTCATTCCGCCACGTGCATTCATTAAATGCTCGTAGATTGGTGTTGGGTAAGCGCCTGGCGCACTTGGTTGCGCCACGACATCAACTGTTATAATTTCAAAGTCGGAGACTTGATTGCCTCCGTCTTCTGAAACGTTACCAGAGCCCCTACTGGAAACACCTAATTTAACGCCGCTTTCCAGCATTGTTTCAACTAGTTTTCCCATAGGAGTTGGTAAAATTTTTAACTTGCCATAACCGTTTGGGCCATCCATCCAACAATCTGTTATCATGTGACTTACACGGTCTAAGTTAATATTAAGGCCTTCTGGATGATCAACTTCCCCGAGTACACTATATCCTCCGGATATTTGATCATTGAGAGTTTTGACAGCCCTACCAATTTCTTCTACAGGATACACACGTTGGTTTGCGTTACGCACACCGCCTTGTATACAAATACCTTTCATGTAAAGGTCTTTGCCTCCTTTGGAGTTATCGGTAGACTCAACGACTATGTTAGCCTGGTCGAATGTCAAGTGCTCTCTTAAAAAGTTGTTCATACTAGTTCAACCTTATTATTTGCCGACTATAGATTTTTTATTGTCAGCTGTTTCGCCTGCGCCTTTTTTCTCTGCGCCGTGGCCTTTTGGTTCAGCTTTCATTGACTTAGATGCTTTTCCGCCTGGTACGTTAACGTTCCCTGCTGTTTCATCTTTAGTAGTGTTTGCCGCTAATCCGCCAGTAGTTCCTTTAGTATCAGACTCTCCGCCAGCAACTATGTTACTTGCACTTCCGCCCATATCGTTAGAACCTGCTACAGTTGACTTAGCGTTTGCGCCGTTGTCGCCCATAGAAGCAGTTACTTTTTCAACATACTCTTTCATTACATCAATGTCTGACTTAGGCTCTTTTGATTCGTCAACTTCTTCGTCAGTAGTTTCATCTACTTCTTCGTCTGTTGCTTCTTCAACTGCTTCGTCAGTATCTTCTTCAGCTTCGCCAAAGTTATAAGCCTCTTCTTCAGGGGCTTCTTCATCACCAGCGTCCATATCGTCTCCAGCTTCTTCGCCTTCATCGCCAGCCATCATTTTTTCAAATTCAGCTTTTAGGTCATCTAGTGCATCTTCTAGGTCTTCAACACGATCTTCAACATCGCCTTCTTCACCTTCATCTTCTTCGCCTTCGTCGCCGTCAACTGCATCCTCGATGTCACCCATCATATCGTCTGCTGGGTCACCGCCCATGTCGTCGTCGCCTTCAACTTCAAATTCGTCAAGATCAAAGTTTTCATCAACTTTGTCTTCTTCAGAAGCTTCATCAACTTCTTCGTCAGTTGCTTCGTCTACTTCTTCGTCAGTAGTTTCATCAACTTCTTCATCAGTAGTTTCGTCGACTTCTTCGTCGGCTACTTCTTCTAAATCATTTTCTAAAATATTTTCGTAGATGTCTCTTGATTTCTCAACTACGATTTCGTGAAATAATTCTTCAGCACCTGCTTTGTCTTCTGCAATTAGGCGCTCAAGCATTTCTTCAAACTTGTTGCGATCTGCCATTGTTTTCTCCTATAAAATTGTTACCTATGGTAAGGCTGTCATTTGTATTTACTATTTATAAGGAAAACTACGTAGATATAGGCGTTTTTTGCGCCTTTTTGACTAGATGCTAGGAAAGATTGAATATTTCCTTAAAATCATCTACTAAAATGTGCTTCATATTGTCAAAAGTATTTAGTTCGTCAGGTATATAGTTATCAGGTAATATTATTCTATTAAATTCAATATGTGGGTTTTCACGTAGTACAGCAATGGTTTGTCTCATCCAATTACCAAAAAAAGTTGCACCATCTGTTGATTTTTTGTAATTGCGTGTATTTGCAAAGATATTGTTTAATCTTTTACCGTCGTCTAAACCTTTGTAGTCAAAGCCTAGTATGTATATTTTTTCATATCCGTGTTGTGCGGCAAGCCATAATGCTGTGGGTCCGCTACTCCAACCTTTGCTAGGATTGAAAAAATTTAAGTTTTTTATACCTGAATATGATTTATTAGGATTTGTGTAAACTATATTATTGTTTTGATAACCAGTACTTGTAATCTCTAGTATCATTTTTGTATCAACAGCAACTAGATAGTCTGGAGTAATACCGTTTCTGTATACAGCATTACATGCATATGTTTTACCTTGCTGTTGTAGTTCTTGAACGTCAATACTACTTCTACTTGTGCCATTACCTAGCACAAAGCCAATTTTACCTTTATTTGCTGTTTGCAATAACGTGTTTAATGGAACAGTGTTTTCACGAATAAGACGTTCACGCTTTTTGTTGCGTCTTTCTTCTCTAACTATTTTCCATTGTTGCTTAGTGTATTGACTCTTGTCTATCTTTGGCAACTAGACCCCCGCTTCGGCATTGGCTGCCACTCCATACATTTGACGCACAAAATCTAATTCTTCTGCTTGTTCACTGTTATGTAGTTCAGATGCCTTGCGGACTTTATTGATTTGACGAAGTGTTAACCGTGTCTTACGTGTATCATTATACTCAACTGGTGAGTCATCATCTCGCTCTTCATAGCGATCGTCTTCGATTGTGTCGAATGTTTCTTTGTCGTAGTAAAATAGTTCACGTAGTATCATGTTAGTATTTATATCGTTTGATCCGTTGCCGGAGGTGCGGATTGTTCTGCTCCTGCTTCAGGGGTTGCTCCAGCCATTTCATCTCCACCTATTGTTGGATCTGGTTCTTCTGTTGCATCGTCTTCAATGTTCCCTAAGTCTGAACTTATACCTGCGCCGCTTATCCCTGCACCACGCATTTCTCCTGCGGCATCGGTATTTGACGCTTCTAGATTTTCATCATTTTCTTCACGCCATAGTCTTTCGTTTTCTGCAATCTCTTCGTCGCTCATTCCTAAGAAACGTGTCATTGCAAATCTATTTGAAATATAAGGTATTGCACTCATTTGTGAATACGTAGGTACTCTTGCATTATCAATCTCACTTTGTCTATAACTTGCAAAGTTTTGTGGAGGTTGAAATTTAAGATCAAACATTGCTGTATCAATGTTTACACCTTTTTCTAAAACATAACGTTTAAATTCTTGGTTGAATTCTTCAACTACTAAATTCTGTAAACGTTCACAGTATGTATTAAATCTTAGTTCTTGTATGTATGCTGTTCCAACTCGTCCGTCAGTGTATTGAGAATTTCCATCATCAGGCCCGGTCGGTAAGTATGAACTAGGGATTCGTAAGCCACGTACGAGCTTATTAGTAAAATATCTAAGGTCATCTATCTCTCCGAGGTTAGTACCGCCTGGTAACGTTTCAACTTTAGATCCTCTACCTTCAGCAGTTTGTGGGAAGAAGTAGTCTTCGTTAATTGATAGGGGATTGTAAGCTGAGTCTATAACGTTTTGGCCACCCCCCGTTTGCGATGGGATTCGTCTTTGATGAATTTCCGTCTTAACACGTTCCACAAATTGCATAGCAAGGTGTGATGGCATGTTACCCACATCAACGTAGAATACTCTTCTTTCTGGAGCTCTTTGCACACGATATATAATAATCGCATCTTCGAGCAATTCTTTTTGTTTGAATACTTTGAATACTGTTTCTAATAAACTATTACCAAACGGATAATTTAAATCTAATCCTTCTGATAAACTTAAATGTATCATATGCTCTGCATCAACAGCTATTTCATTTTCGCCTTGTTGAAAACGTCCGCCGCCTGCACTTGTACTTGAATTACCAACCATGCCACGAACGCCACCAGTTAAGTAACCTGCATCGCCTGTGCCTCCTGATCCTTGACCAGTTGTTTGATATGGTGTTGTTGCTACCATTTCAGCAAAGTTTAAATTAAAGTCTTTTACTAGATATTGCTCAGGTGTTTTACCTTGAGATTCATTTACAATAATTTTTGTAACTTTTGCAGGATCAACATGAAACAATTTTTTAGTTTCTGGATCTCTTACAAAAAATGCATCACCATACTTAAACACGTTACGCATTAAGCGGAACATACGTGTTTCAAAGTTTTGTAATTTACTCCACTGTTGTAAGTATTGCGATATAATTGTAATTTCTGAATTTGTTGCTTTAGTTTTAAAGTCAACTAAAAACGGAGTTTTATTTTGTTTGTTTTGTTGTGTAGTAAATTCTGCAAGGATATCAAGTGCGGCATTTACCTCACTATCCATATCCATTGTATTATATTGACCATAACGTTCAACACGATTTGGACTACCTATGTATACGTCTGGCAAATATGATGAATAGTTAGACCGCGCAGGACCAGCTTGACCACCACCACCATTTCTTGCAGTGAACGGACTGTAGCTTCCTTCTGTGTTATTACCAGTTTTAACTGGTGTAAAATGCTTTTTCCAACTCATATAATTTCCTAACCGTAAATGTTCCCGCTAGTGTTAGTAGCAGTCGCTTTGGTATTTGTACTCACTTCTCTCATTACTGTTTCAAGATTTCCTACTAACATATTTAACCGTTCTAGCTGATCTGAGCTACCAGTGCCGGATCCACCGCCGCCAATTGTATCCATTTTAGCTACAACATCACCTGCATTAGTTCCACTACCAAAACCAAGTTTATTATCTTTAGCAAGTTCGGCATTTAATTCACCTAATACTTCTACTAATTCTTTCATTGCTTTATTATAATTGGTTATGCTCTCTGTGTCAAGTGAATTGAGCGAATTAATATTTGTATCTAATCCTGTTATTGAAGCAATACTTTGCAAGTTAGTAGATAATGTACCAATACCTGTGCTATCCATGCCAGCTAAACGTTCTAATGATGCAACAGTTTTTTTAGAGATTTCAATCTCTCCTGCTTCTCCACTTGTAAATGAGTTTAGAGCATTTGCCATGTGAACCATTGCTTCAGCATTTGTTTTAACACCTTCAGCATTTAATTCCATTGCTCCAAAATCTTTTACTTTGTCAAATGGTGTTTTAGCTCCAAAGAATCCTGCAATAGCATTGCCAATTGCTCCAACTGCATTTCCTACACCGCTTTTTGCGCCTGCACTTGAATTAGAAGTTAATGCTTCGTTAAATGCTACCATTGCGGCCGCGTTTGCTTTTACTTTTTCTGTATCAAAAGCATAACCTTGGAATTTAATTATATCATCATATGGTATGCCAGTTTCACCGCCAAAGAATGATGTAATGCCACCTGCTAACCCACTTACTAAAGTACCTAATCCACTTGCCGCTGTACCGCCACCGTATGCGGCCATTGCAGTTGAATATGCAACTAGTGCGTTTGCATTGCCTTTGACTTTTGCTTCATCAATTGTGTATTTTTGAAATTCTAATAGTTGATCTAATGGATTTGCTTTTTCAGCACCAAATAATGCACCAATGCCGTCTGCTATTCCGCCTACTAAGTTTCCTAGTCCTGCAACTGCTGTTCCTGCACCAAATGCCGCCATGCCTCCTGCAACTGCAAGCATACCTTTTCCTGCCGCTGAAAGTTTAGCACCGTCTAAATCTTCAAAAGACTTCATGCCGTCTGCAAACGTTGGTAATGATTTACCTACTAACCACGTAGCACCTGCAACTGCCGCGCCAATAACAAGAATAACTCCTGCTAGTACTGCGCCACCTATTGCTACTTGTGGATTGCCGAATGCCGCTAATCCTTTAGCGATGCCTTTGAGAACACCACCGCCTACATTGCCAACAAAGTCTCCAACACCTTTACCTGCTTTGCCTGCACCTGCTGGACCTTTAACAGGACCTCCTTTAGTACCGCCAAATAATCCGCCAAACATACTGCCAACACCTTTTGTCATTGCGCCAATAACTTTTGCGCCTACAAACAGTCCAGTAATAGCAAGTCCTAACTTTACAGCAATACCTGAAAAATCAATGCCGCCGATCATTTCGCTAAATTTATCTTTAACAACATCACCAATGGTTTGACCTTCTGCACCACCTAGTGCTTTTGCAATAGCTTCGTTCAATCCTAACTTTGTAACATCAGCAACAAACGCCTTAATTGAAGTTACACCTTCGCCAATTTTTGCCATAAAGTCATCAAACTTTTTCTTAAACTCTTCCGATCTTAAATATTTGACCATACTTTGTGCTTTTACGGCCATTGCGACTATTTTATTTTTAAAGTTTTCAACATCTGTTTTAAACTGATCACTCTTAAGATATCTTGTAACATTTTCAGTAATTCCTTTAGTAACTTCTATAAGTGTATTGCTTATACCTGTTAATGCAATACCTAGTGTTTCCATTACTTCTGATTTAAGTAATGCTTCTTCAATGTTACTTCTAATAGTTTGTATAGTTTGTCTAAACTTAGCGAACACATCAGTAACAGAATCTTTTTTACTTTGTTCAGCCGCGGCTTTTCTCATATCTATTTCACGTTGACCTGCTGTTCTAGCATCAGCAGTCATTTGTACAAACTCTCCCATGCCTTCAGTTTGGGCCAATGCTGTTACGCCCGCCGCTTTCATACCATCTGCTAATTTAGTAATCTCTGGAAGCATCTTCATTAGACGAGCTTTATATTCTTCTTGACTAATTGCTCCTGTTGCGTTTGCTACTTGTAATTCTTTTAGACCGGATACGTTTGCTTCTAAATATTGTGCTAGTGGTGTTTGGGAAACACCGTCAGCCATATCACCTAATGCATCACTAAATGCTGGTCCTGACTTGCCCATAATATCAGAAGAAAATTGTAAGTTGTTTTGGAAGTTTTCTAATCCTTTGCCACTTAATTGAGCCGCAAGCACGTTAATGTTTGCCGCTTCCATTCTGCCGTTTATTTCGTCTTGTAATGCTTTTCTACTTTTACCAGTAACTTTTGCAAGTTTGTCTATTTCTAGTAGATAACTTTTAGCACCAGCTGTTAATGATGCATCTGATCTTCCTCTAAGTTGTCCTGCTCTTGCTTGGTTTTCAATATAATCAGCCATGCCTTCATTTAATGACTCTTGTGTGAAACCTAAACCAAACATACCGTTTTCTACACTTCTAAGTGATTTGGTTAATTTACCTAAACGCTGTGCACCACCTGTAACTGTTCCGCCTAACAAAGTCATGTTAGATGAGTTTGATGAAACCATATCTGCAAATTGATCTAAACTAAGACCTGCTTCTGCTGATGCTTGTCGCATTGCTAACATATTGTTACCAAATCCAGCACCTGATTCACTTAACTGTTGGAAAGTTTGTAGACTTTTATCAAAGTAAGCACTTGCTTTTCCAAGTGCTGAGCCTAATATAGGTACTTGACTAAGAAACTCAGTAACACTATTACTATTTTGTACTGCGCCAGCAAAATTTGTTAGTTGTCCTGTGGTAGCACCTAGTACTGATCCTAGTGCTTTAAATGCAAAACCTAAAGTTGAGTTAAGACCGCTACTAAACGATTTTAATGCACTAGTGCTTTTTTTGACTTCTGCTGTTTGTTTTTTAGTAGTTGTTGTACCACGTGTTACTGCTTTTGTGTACAGGTCTTGTGCTTTTGCACCGCCGCCACCGCCGCCGGACCCGGATTGGCCTCCGCGCTTCATTATCTTTAATATTTCTTGTAATGTAGCTTCTGCGGCAGGTCCGCCGGCAACGTCAACAATTTTTACTTCTTCGGCCATTAATCACTATTCCAAGTTAACTGCGTATATAAATAAAGTAGATACATACAACTAATAATGTATTTATACGGAGAAAACATGTCACAAATAAAATCACCAGAATCAAACCCACTTAGTAAGTATTTTCGACAATCTAAGTTATATATTAGCCTTCCTAGCCAAGGAAAACACTATCCAGCAGGAGCAATTGACTTTCCAGAGAGCGGAGAAGTTGAAGTTTATTCAATGACAGCAAAAGATGAGCTGTTATTTAAAACTCCTGATGCGTTACTTAACGGACAAGCAACAGTTGATGTAATTCAAAGTTGTATACCTGCAATTAAAGATGCATGGAAACTACCTAGTGTAGATCTTGATGTATGTCTTATTGCTATTAGACTTGCAACATATGGCGAACAAATGACACTCAAAATTAAAACTCCAGTGACAGGAGAAGAAAAAGAAATGGGTGTAGATTTAAGACAATTATTAGATCAGTTTGCTAATATTGAATACAATGATGTTGTAATGCTACCGGAAATGACAATACGTTTACGTCCATTAAATTACAGAGAATTTACAGACGGTGCTTTGAAAACATTTGAAGAACAACGTATCTTTAATGTTGTTAACGACGATACAATGAAAGAAGAAGATAAACTTCAAGCATTTACAAACTCGTTTGCAAAACTTACTGAACTAACTGTAGACATGATGGTTAAAGGTATTAAAAGTATTGAGATACAACAAGAAAATGATGATCCATTATTAGTAACTAACAGAACACATATACTTGACTTTATTAAAAATGCAGATAAAACATTTTTTAATAGTATTCAAAAACACTTAGAAGCAGAAAAAGACAAGTTTACACTAAAGCCGTTAATTGCACAAGCAACTGACGAAGAAAAATTACAAGGTGTTCCAGAAACTTACGAAGTACCAATTACATTCGATCAGTCGAATTTTTTCGAATAAGGATCCTGACGTGGACCGTCCCAGAGATCCTAGAAGAAGTTAAGGTCCTTGAACAAGAATCTAAACAGTTTAAATTAGAACTTACTAAATTATGTTGGTTGATGCGTGGAGGTCTAACCTACGAAGAAGCCTATTATCTCGGACCTGAAGAACGAGAAATAATTGGTAAAATGGTTGAAGACAATTTCGAAACTACAAAGAAAAGCGGACTACCTTATTTTTAAGCAGTCTTAAGTTTTTCAGTTCCTTTAACACCTGCTTGTGCCGCTTGTCCTGCTTGTGCAGTACCCGGTTTTACACCTTTAGCAGTAAGTTGTGCTTTTACTAATTTTCCTAATTCTGGATCAGCTTTAACAGCCTTAAGAATTGCAGTAAATTTAGGATTTGGTAATCCCATATCAAAACTTGCTTGTACACCAACAGGTTTATTTGTTTCTGTGTCAACCCATAGTGCGCCTGCCCATTCGTAATCTTTACCACCTTTGTTCATTATAGTACCCTTTTTAATAGGTGCATCTTTAACTGCTGGTGGTGTTTTAGCACTTGGTTGTTCCGAATCCGCACCTTTTTGTGCTGTATCCGTACTCGGTGCATCTGGCTGTGTTTCAGGATCTTGTTGGGGCTTAGATGGTTCTAATTCTACTTTTTGTGTTGATCCAATGCTTTGTATTTGGTCGTTACTCATACCAGCATCTGCTAGTATATTAGCAATACTACCTGAATCTAATGGTGATCCCATCTTAGTCCATTGTTTAGTAAGTTTATCAGCAGTAACTTTATTACCTACATTTTTTGCAGTTTGTTTAACTGCTCCTGCCGCTGAACTTGCCGCGCCCTTTACTGCGCCTGCGGCTTTACCTGCTAA